ATGGACTCGGTTTTCTCGATTTGGAGTGGTTGTAAAGTGTTACGCCAATGTCCCTGTCATTGCTCCTGATGCACATCCTTATGACAGGGACATTGGCGTAACACTTTACAACCACTCCAAATCGAGAAAACCGAGTCCATCAATACTAATGTCCTCATCCCCGAAGAGTATGCGTAAGACAGCGGCATAGTAGTCACTCGCTGTTATTCCGAACTTGCAATGAATTAGGGGCGTGAAATCGAAGATGCTTCCTTGGGCAGATGGGCATTTGATCGCCTCAAGTATACCAGTGATACCTAACCTAAGGATCAATCCTCGAGCATTCCACGACACTCCCTCTAAATCTAGTTCCCCATCTTCATAAAGCTGGGCAAACTTAGCTAAGAACAATTTCGCTATCGGTTTGAAAAAGCGGAACTCATAAGAGTAAGACAACGCCTTACCCGCCAAGTACGCCTGAGGCGAACTCTTTGGGTTTGGACAGACGTTGAATCTCGCTATTGCCTTACCGAGAAACGGAACCGTAACATACCCCGAAGGAATGCGAACAAACCAACGAGAAAGGAAGGGCAGACCCTCGAGCGTTTTAGAATACACGGCTTTGGCTTTCATATGAGCTAACTTTGCTATATACTCATATTGCCTAGTGTAAAACCGTGGACGCTTGGTGGCATTGTCTATACGAAACAAGCCATCGTCACCGAGGATCAAACCCGCCCCGACACGCCCGATATGAATCGAGAATGCCTTCATAATTGTAGCATTCCACATGCTATTGCGGAAGGTGGTGGACTGGGACCCGGTGGGCAGCTGGTTCTTGATGCGGAGTTTCATAGCGTAGGTGTAATTGGCTGCTACGAATGAATTGGCCTCCAACATCAAGCCAGTTACCCACACGGGCGCTCCCAAGTGTCTCATCCACCTCACCTCAAGCATGTGGACATCGAGCACCTGACTAGAGTCGTTTGCTGAGAAGTCTGACGAGACGAACACTGAACGTTCATCTCCAGAGCGATTGACGTGGTCAATCAACTCCTCAGACGTTTTCTTGTAGGCACCGGAAATCTCAAGGCATTCCGGTCCCCGGTGTTTGTCGAATGCAGCAAACATCCTCTGGGTGCACTTTTGCATGATTGGTCCTAATAGAGCGTTGTGTATGTCAGAACTCTGATAAATGATTCTAGGAGCCCAATCGGCGTCATGCCGTTTGAGCAGAGCCTCCATCTTGACAAAGATTTGCTTTGACGAAAATTCCTTTGATGTGATCGCCGAAATCTTCAGCGCGGCTTTGGCTTGACGGGCCTGCTTGGCAGCGTCGAACTGTGAGTTCCACGAATCAAATAGTTCTTGTGACCACTCTATCGGGTCCAATGGTGAAGGGCAAATCTCATTCAAGAGATCAGCATTTGCGGTTATTATTGACCGATGTACCCTTTGTGAGGTGAAGAAATTACACCTCTTGTCAATGGCGGCGGATAGCGAAGCCAGGGTTTTACTTGGAACGACAGGGAGGTGCTCCCATATCGTTGGACCATAAATGTCATTTATGATCTTTGTCGTATCATCCAAGACTCCGTCCTTAGGCCGACCAAATGTGAAGGGCACAACGGGGTGCCGCAAAGTTCGCAACGGTGTTGCGCGTGCTCTCCTTGCATGATAAGATGCAGTAACCGAAGAGGAAGGTTTAATGAAAGTGTTGCTAGTGTGTGTCCTAGTCATGTATACAAAGGCCCGTACTAATAGGGCTAGTTAGTGTAGTGTAGT